TGTTGATTTAGCGAAATATATGTATAAGCTACTACGAGAGCGCGAACAAGATATTGCAAGTGCTTTGGGAATGGATGCTGCCAAAGACTGGGAGCACTATAAACTCATGGTAGGTGAGATACGGGGCCTGACCTACGCTCGTGAGGAATTAAAAGCCCTGCTGGAGAAACACGCTGACGATGTCGAAGACTTTATATCTTCCTGAACATGTCGCGCAGAAAATAAACAAGGAAAAGAAGGAGGCTTCTGCTGACTCTAGTCCTGTTGAAAGCGCATATGTAGACGCCAAAGAAAAGGTGCTTGACCCTTCTCTATTGGATAAACCCCTTACAGAACGACTACCACAGCCTACTGGCTGGCGTGTGTTGGTGATGCCTTATCAGGGCGCAACCAAGACGCAGGGTGGTATATATATTCCTGATGAGGTTCGGGACCGAGAAGCGGTTGCTACGGTTGTAGCATACGTTCTCAAGGTTGGCCCCCTAGCATATCAAGACCCTAATAAATTTGGACCGGAGTGTGAGCCTTGGTGCAAAGAGGGTGCGTGGGTATGCATTGGTCGGTACGCCGGATCCAGGTTCAAAATTGATGGTGGAGAGGTTCGCATTATAAATGATGACGAAGTGATTGCCACAATTTTAGAGCCTGACGACATTAAGCACGTTTAGGAGAAATATATGTCACAGGAAAATGAAGAGGTCCTTGATGATGAGGACACTGGCGTTGAAGTAGAGATTGAATCTACGGAACCCGAGAAAGAAGAAGTCGCTGCGAAAGTTCAAGTTGAGAACGAGAACGAGAGCGGTGGAGACGATGAACTGGAGAATTACAGTAGTAAGGTCCAGAATCGAATTAAGAAGCTGACGGAAAAGTACCGTAAAGAGGAACGTGATCGGGAAGAAGCTGTACGCATGGCGCAGCAGCTTTTAAGCGAAAACACCAACCTCAAGACCCGCATGCAGAACTTGGACAAGGGTTATCTTGCTGAGTACGGCACTCGTCTGGACACGCAGATTGCGGCGGCAAAGAAGCTTTACCGTGAGGCGTATGACGGTGGTGACACCGAGAAGATGTTGGAAGCTCAAGAGTCATTATCTAAGATGTCTATTGAGCAGGAGCGTTTGAGATTAGCCAAGCAAAGGTCTGATAGAACCCCTCCTCCACAACAAGAAGTACCGCAGCAACAAATGGCCCCGCAGCAGCAGCAGCAGCCAGCCCCTAAAGCCGATCCGAAAGCCCAAGGTTGGGCGGAAAAGAACGATTGGTTTGGGACTGACGAGGTTATGACTTATGCGGCGTTTGGTATTCATCGCAAGCTAGTTGAAGAAGAAGGGTTTGACCCGACAGCCGATGAGTATTATACTGAAGTTGATCGTAGAATGCGTTCGGAGTTTCCGCACAAGTTCAAAACGTCGAAATCGAGTGGAGCACAGGTCGCACCTGCTGGCGCTTCAGCAACTCGCAGTACAGCAAAATCAGGGCGCAGGTCGGTGAAACTATCACCATCACAAATTGCGATGGCGAAACGTCTGAACGTACCGCTTGAAGAATATGCAAAATATGTGAAGGAGTAATGATATGACTGACAGAAAATCTCGCGCAAGCGAAACACGCGAACTAGACTCGCGCAGAAAACCCTGGGCGCCGCCCAGTCACCTTGCAGCACCTGATGCCCCAGAGGGGTTTGTGCATCGTTGGATACGAGTTGCAATGCGTGGTGAGGAAGACAAGATGAATGTCAATGCCAAGCTACGAGAAGGATGGGAACCTGTCCGGAAAGATGAATATCCAAACTATGAAGCTCCCGTTATCGACGATGGTCGTTACGAGGGTGTAATAGGCCAAGGCGGACTGATGCTGTGCCGTATACCTGTTGAAACAGTAGCAGAAAGAACTGCATATTACGGGGGCAGAACCCGCGAACAAATGACTGCTGTAGATCAGGACCTTATGAAGGAACAACATCCTTCTATGCCGATAAGTAATAGTCGGCAAAGTCGTGTATCATTCGGAGGCTCTCGTAGAGATTCCGATTAACTGAAAGAGGATTGCTAAAATGGCAAACAGTAACGGTGCTTTCGGACTTCGTCCGATTGGTGTAGTCGGTCAGGCTACAAACACCACTGGTGCGACCGAGTATCGTATCGCCTCTGGAAACACTAACGCGATTTACCAAGGTTCACCCGTAAAACCGCTGTCAACAGGCTTTATTGATATTGTTGGCGCGGCTACTGGTGGAACGGTAGGTCTACTTGGTGTGTTCTGGGGATGCGAATATGTATCGTCCACCACTGGTGAGACTATTTTCTCAAATAGCTGGCCCGGTTCTGGCGCGGATTCTAATCATCCCGTCAAAGCCTTTGTTTATGACAACCCAATGCAGACATTTGTTATCTGCTCAGACGCTTCACTGACTAGCGAAGCAACTGCGCAGGGTCATGTGTTCGCAAACGCAAACTTTGCAGCGGCTGCTTCTGGTTCTTCAACCACAGGCATCTCATCTGCTAAGTTGGGTGTTAGCACAATCGCCACCACTGCGGCATTGCAACTGCGTATTATGGGCATTCAAGATGACCCAGAAAATGCAGACTTTACTGCGGCTGGTATCCCATTAATTGTTCGATTGAATAACAGCTTCAACTCCGCCAATGGTGCGATTGTTGCTGGTACTCCATCGACTACTGGCGTTTAAGGAGGTCTAAAGAATGGCTATTTCTCGCGCACAACTAGCGAAAGAGCTAGAACCGGGCCTCAACGCGCTGTTTGGTATGGAGTACAATCGGTACGAAAACCAACACGCGGAGATCTACACAACAGAATCTTCTGATCGAGCATTCGAAGAGGAAGTTATGTTGAGTGGGTTCGGAGCGGCACCTACCAAATCGGAAGGTTCCTCTGTAAACTTTGACGACGCTAACGAAGCTTACACTGCTCGTTACAACCACGAAACTATTGCGCTGGCATTCTCAATCACTGAGGAAGCTATCGAAGACAATCTGTATGATCGTCTTGGTTCGCGTTATACTCGTGCGTTGGCTCGTTCAATGGCACACACAAAGCAAGTTAAGGCCGCTGCGGTTCTTAACAACGCATTTACTGCTGGCGCTTCTGCTGGTGGTGACGGTGTTGCGCTTTGTGCGACAGACCACCCGTTAACCAACGGTGGAACGTTTGCCAACGAACCCGCAGTAGCTGCTGATTTGAACGAGACATCTCTTGAAGATGCCCTTATCAATATCGCAGGTTTTGTGGACGAGCGTGGTTTGAAGGTTGCTCTTCGTGGCACGAAGTTACTTATCCCGCGTCAACTGCAATTTATTGCAGAACGCTTGATGGTTTCAAACCTTCGTGTTGGAACAGCAGACAATGATACGAACGCGATTCGTTCAATGGGAATGTTGCCTGATGGTTATGCCGTCAACGACTTCCTGACGGACCCTGATGCGTTCTTCATCATGACGGATGCGCCTCGTGGAATGATCCACTTTGAGCGTACTCCTCTGTCTACCAACATGGAAGCAGACTTCGACACAGGCAACATGCGCTTTAAAGCTCGTGAGCGTTATAGCTTTGGCTTTAGCGACCCACGTTGCGTATTCGGTTCACCCGGAGCGTAATTTGTGCTATAGTTTGGGAGGGTTTCATTACCTCCTCCCAAACTGGGGGCTACTTCGGTAGCCCCTTTCTTTTTGTCTATTTCTCCTGTATGGTTTTTTTATCCCTGACAGCCGCATGGTGCGGCTGACACTAGCCGCGACAGGAGATCCACATGGCTAATACTACTTTTAACGGTCCAGTTCGCTCGGAGAACGGATTCAAAGATGTAACGAAAAACGCTACAACTGGCGCTGTTACAGAAAACATTTCGATTACACACAATGGCACAAACAGTGTCGTAATCATCAGCGACCTTCCGACTTCTGACCCATCTGTAGCAGGTCAACTGTACAGCAATTCAGGTGTTGTAACTGTCTCCGCAGGATAAGGAGATAGATCATGGCTGGTCCAGTAACAGCATATAATTGGGTTCAAGGAACCTCGGCGGCGATTGTCGGGCCAACTCGGTCTCGGCTCCGTCAAGTGGTTATTTATGCCGCCGCAGCGGGCGCGTTTACTATAAAGAACGGTGACGCTAGTGGTGATGTTTTGCTTACGCAGACGTTTCCCGCAGGTCATCATGTTATGAACATTCCGGATGATGGCATCGTAGCCAGCGCGGGAGTGTACATAGCTGCGTTCACGGGTTCTGCAAACCAACTCACGATTATCTTGTCGTAGGTGGCGAGATGGTTGGTAGTGAGGTAACATCATTTTACTCACAAACTTCGGCAGCGTTGGTAGCTCGACGCTGCCGCCTACAAGGTGTGCTTTTGACCTATGAATCAGGTGCCACAGGGCATGTCGTACTTTACGACAACGCTTCTGAAGCGTCAGGAAAGGTATTACTTAGAGTCGATGAGACAACTCAAGGTATGGATGAAATATTTCTTCCCGGGGACGGTATACTAGCTAAAAAAGGTGTGTACGCTTCGATTCCCGCCAACACCACCATATCAGTGATAGTGGAATAGTTATGGCTAAGATCGACAAGTCCAAGATGAAGTGCAACAAACCCAAGCGTCAAATCTCTGGGGGCAAGAAGTCTGTTGTAAAAGCCTGTGATAAGGGCAAAGAAAAAATAATTCGATTCGGCGATGCCAAGATGACCATCAAGAAATCAAACCCTAAGCGCAGGAAATCGTTCCGGGCTAGGCATGGTTGTGACACAAAAAAGTTGGACAAACTTACGGCCCGTTACTGGTCGTGCAAGATGTGGTAACGTGATGAAAGTGAACTTTTCGGATATAACATCGATTATTGTAGTTGGCCTTTTAGGTTGGGGCTCAACTCAACTCTATGCGATGAAGTCTGATTTAGCTGTTGTGTCTTATCGGGTTGAGGAGAACTATAAGATGATAAAGCCCATGTGGCAGGATTTTTTAGTGAGGCAGGCTAACTATGATAAGTCGTGGACAAATGTCGTTCCAAATATCCACACCACCGGAGGGACGGA